GTAATTTCTCTTACCTTTTCTAGTGTAAGCTTTTTCTGCATCAACACGACCAAGTTCTTCTAGTCTGTTCATACGTCTTGTATTTCTTCTAGCTTTTCCACCTCTCTTAAGTCGTTCTCTTCCAGCTGCCCAAGCCTCGCCTGATACTTTTGGATTACCAGAAGTTGAATGAAATTTTTGCGCCATGATTTCTCCTTACCTATTTATTTTTCCTCGAGTACGTTTGCCCCATTTTCCATAAGACTCGTCTCGTCTGTCTTTAAAAGATTGTTTCTTAGTAGACTCTTTTCCACGTCTTGCACTAATAGACTCATCTTCTCTATCTTTGTAACCTTGTTTTTTCTTTTTTGAAGCTCCACCTTTTTTGTATGGAAATCTTACATTTGATCTAACACCGTTTTGTCTCATAATTGTCTCCTTGTTCTATTTATATTGTTTTTAAGTATAGTTGTCTAGCTTATTTTTTACCATTCCTAAATATTTGTGTTCCTTTAATACCAAAAACACTCGCCACGACGAGAATCCATAAATTTGTAAACCATTTGGGAAGATTTGAGAAATACTCGAAAAAGATCTCTATTTTCCTCATAGCTTCCGGATCCTCTGTCCAAACCGACCAGGCCAGTACAATTATGGGCAGTGTGAGAATCGCCAAAACGATTTCGTCCTTGTAGTCGTTTTGACGGGCTTCTAAAAGTTTGCCCTGGTAAGCTTCCTCGCCACGCGCTTGTTTTTCAGCGTGTAAAAGCTGTGCATCAGACATAGCCATTTTGGCTCTTTGTCTGTTAGCGTAAATTTTACCCCCTGCTTGTAAAGCAAGTTTTGCTAATCCGAACCAGGCCATATACTAATACCAAGTTGCTGTTTTACTTTTCGATTTTAGCATTCTTTTAGTTCCTTTAACTTCAACTTTATCGCCAGTTGGAATAACATTTCTTTGTATTCCATCAGCGTTAGTTGCCGATCTAGGATCCCACTCCAAATTTTGACTTGGAGTTTCAATATCGATGCCACCTTTTTGGTAACCATCTTTATTGATACCTAATGCTTTAGTTGTATCTACTTTAGCCATTACTTCTCCTTATTTTTTACGTAATTTACCTAATGTTATAGCAAATCTAGCTCTTTGTCCAAGTTTTCCTGGCTTCTTAGCTGCTGCTTTTAACTTAGATGCTGGAATTGTCTTCCCTTTTTTGATTCCAAGGGACTTTCTCAATGCTCCAGGCTTTTTTATCGCTTTTTTTATGTTTAGCGTCATTTGTTTTCTCCTTTATATTTTTCAATCTCAACACTTGGGATAAATTTGTCCACATTTGGAACAGATTTACTTAAAATTGTTTTTTCGATTGAGGTATCAGCTCTTAACTGAGCTAATTTTTCATTTTGATCCAACTTCTCGTCTTGAGTTTGTTGGTTCATCATTGCTTTCATACGATCAAGATTAATTCTCTCGTCATCATATTGTTTTTTTCTAAAATTATCAGCTGCTCTTAGATCTAATTCTCTTGATCTTAGTTTAGCAATTGGATCATGATCAAATTGGGAAGTTATTTTCTTTTCTTCACTCATAAATTCTTCCATCATCTCTGCAATCAAGATGGCTTTCCGTGCTTCGATTCGTTGTTGCAACATCATCATCTGCATTTGTAACTGAGGATTCTGTTGTGCCATTTGTTGCATCTGTGCAAGTTGTGGTATTTCATTTTTAAACTCTAATTCAATTTGTTCTTGAGCCATTAATGAAATATGTTCCATACAATTTTTTTCTAAGGCAGCCATAACCATTGGATTATTTCTTGCCATGTTAGTAGCCATGAAATTTAAGTGAGCTGTAATGTGCGCTCTATGATCTTGACCTGGAAACGCTTGAAAAGGTTTACCAGCCATAGCCATAATATTTTCTAACGCTGGATCAATGGGTGCTGGTTGAGGTGGTTTAACCAATAAGGTATCAATATCTTTTACACCTAAGGCTTCATACATATTTCGATACGCTTGATACATATTGTGCATCTGAGGATTTGCGACTGCCAATTGCAACTCTGTTTGCGCGAGGGAGATTCGCTGAGTTTGAGAGAAAATGTTGGGATCAGCAACTGGCAGTATATCTACCCGATCATCAAAGTCTTGTTGTTTAATCATTCTTTGACCCCCAACCACATCGTACGGATATTCCGGTGGTAAATATAATTTGAATACTCTAGCTAATAATTTGAATTCTTGTTTAAGAGCTGAGTAAATTCTTTTATGTATTGCTGACATAGTTCTACTGCCTCTTTCAAGAAGAGCTACAGTTGTTCCTACAGCTGCTTGTTGATTGCCATCGCCAACTTGTAAATCAGCGATTGAAGCAAATCTTTGACCAGCTTGAACAACAATACCCATTAATTGTAATAAAGTTGGAGAAGGTTCTTTAAATGGTAACATCATAAATGAATCTTTTAAGTTACCACCTGGAGCATCTACATCTCTAAACTCTCCTGGTTGAATAGACTGCGCATCATCTCTAATTCTAATGCCACGCATTTTAAATCCTGCCGGTAAGTTGGAGAGCGTACCGGCATCCAATAATTGACGTAGAGCTGCAGTTGCAGTTCTTGATAGACCACCAATCATATGGATGAGACCGAAGCCATAGAAACCTAATCCAGGCAGAAATTTAAAATGAACAAAGTATTCTATTTTATTTTTTCTAGGGTCTCCAATTTCATAATTTCTTTTAATAGCTAAAACTTGTCGTGATGATTCTTCAATTGTTACGATATATGGAATTTTAATTCCAGAAGGTTCTCCCGTTTCTTTATCAGTATCTTCAAAACCTTCTAAGTCTAAATTAATATGACATTCTAAAATAGTATAAACATCATCGTCTTTAGTTTTTCTTTGACCTTCTAATTCTCGTTCTTTTTTCTTAACATCATCTTCTATTTGAGCAGGGGTACCTAATTCTATATCTCTATAAAATCCTGCAACTTGTTGTTTTCTTAATTCGTTTTTAGAAACTTTAATTCTATGAATAATAGCTTCAGCATCTTCTAAAGAAGTAGCTGTATACGGAACAATTAAATCATCTGCTGGAACAAACTTTGAAGTTGCTCTTTGTTCAAGTTCATCAAAATAAACTTTTTTAAATGCTGAACCTGCTAAAGGTAAATAGAATAACATTTGATCAAAGTCTGGCTCATAGTCTTTCATTTTTTCCATGAGCTCATAGTTCATGTAATCTTTTACTCTTTCAGCTTGTTTCGTTTTCTCCGGATTCGGTGCGCCAATCGCCTGTGTTCTGACAGGCCCATCAGCAGGGAGTAACTCCTTATATGCCAACGCTTGAAACTGCGTAACTGCTTCAGCCAAAACTGGATGAGTTGCGCCAGACGCGCCTTGAAATGGTTCGGTTCGCATGTCATATTTAAATCCTAATAAATCTAACCCGGTAGTATAAGTTCTTTCCCATTCTTTTCTACCCATATTATAATCCATATATTTTCCACTTAGGTCTGCGCCTAATTCGGATAAAACTTGATCGGGTAAAAATTCTGCTAAGTTTGCGTAGTGTTCATCGCTGCCTTCCATCGATGCAGCTGCTGGATCGAAATTAATATCAACTGATCCATCTTCTTGTTCGGTTACTTCAACGCCATCGGGACTTTCTTGAATCTCTTCTTGAGCTTCAACAACTTGTTCTTGAATTTCTTCTTCCCCCGGAACGTTAATTGTTTTTCTTGGCTCGTTTGGTAGAGCCTTGTCTATTTTGTCTGCCATTTATTTTCTCCAATTTAACTGTTTTAACAGTATTATAATTAATATTCAAGCCCTGAGGCGTGGGTCCTGATTCTGGCGCCAGGAGCCAAGTCTTAGGATACCTAGACTTTGAGGTTTTTGATTTGCTCTGCATAAGGTCCATATGTTGGTGTGTTTGCTGTAACTACTTCTTCCTTTTCATCAAGTTTAAAAGGTGTAATGGTTTGAGCTGTACTCTGTATATCACTTAATCTCTCAGCTGCTTCTAAATTTTTTTGCTCATCTATTTCAGCCTTTTTCTGATTCATTTCATCCATAAAACTCATCGCGTGTGCTTGGGTACCTAGCATTTGGCCTGGTAGACGATTTTTAGATAACCATCCTGCAGCTCCCACAGCTGCTGTCGCTGGGGGCACACCAAATACAAAATTAAATAAACTATAGTCTAGTGCAGCAGCTCCTCCCCGTCCCGGTAAAGGAATAAATTTACTAATATCTTGTCCTTTATTAAGAGCACTTCTTAAAAATACTTGAGCCTTTTTAATTTGACCAGGATTTAATTTTATACCTATTTTTTTAAATAGTTCTTTAATAGGAGTTTCAGCGCCATGTTGTTTTTTACCTAACCCATATTGAATATCAGTAATGGGCTCCATGGTTGTATAATAATCCTTAACGGCTTTTCTTCTTAAATTCATTCTTCTTTCTTTAGCTTTTTCTCCTTTGTCACTGGCTTCAAATTCTTTATCAGCGCCTTTCCATAGATTATAAAATGTTTTTCTTGTGGCCCCTTCTTGAATATTAGCTTTATAAGGCGCAATGTGAGTTTCCCAAGGTCCATCTTTAAAAGATGTATTATGAGAAATATGCAAACCACTTTGTTTGACATGTGTCTTAGGATCATAGCCAGGAATAAGTGCTTTATTAATTTCTTGAGCAAGTCCTTCTTTATTTATAAATTCTTTTATTGTCTGAGATCTAATTACTTCATCCCAAGACATCGGTTGACCTTTTGAATTACGCGCGTTGCCTTCCTGAACATAAGATTTTATTGTATTCCAATTAAATGGCTTATTATTTTTATCGATCAAGGTTATCTTTTCCATATCTTGTTGATTAAGTGCTGGTTTACTGTTTATAAGTTTTAAACTGTCTTTACTAAATTTAAAAGGAGCGTCCCAAAGATTTTTATAGGTTCTAGTAACTAAATCTCCCCATAATATGCTTTTAGCCTTTCGAGGGTTCTTATAAAATTTTATTGTTTGTCCTCTAGATTTTCTAGTCCTTGCAGCAGCTTCTTCTTTTTCTTTAGCAATAAACTCTTCTCTTGCATCAGGATCCATGGCTTCTATTTTTTTCTTTTTCAACACTAATGATTTTTTTGCTTTTGCTTGTCTTTCCTCAATAGACATTTCTTGATAATTTTTATCGCTGGTATATTTATCTTTTAATTTTTTGTCGGAAAAATTCTTTTTATGTTCTTGATACTTGTCTTTGCCCCATAACTCTATCATCTTCTTTTCTGTGATAGCTCTTTCTATCTTAGAACCTTTAAAATCAAAATCTTTAGGGAAATCATTTCTATAATCTTTTATTCTTTTATGAACATTATTTTGATTAAAAGAATCAGCTTGAGATGGTTTCCAATCCTTATTTAATAATTCAGCAAATTCTGCATTGGTGTGGGTATTTTTATGTTTAATTCTCAGCTCAATAAATTTGTCTTTAGTAATAACAGGTTTAGTACCCTCATTAAATCCAATCCGTCCACCATCAGCTTTCAATTCTATTCCTAGTTCATCTGCTTTTTTAAAAATTAAATCTTTAACAAACCATTCTGGCATATCGACTCCGGCACCAAGGTATTTTTTCATTCTACCTACATAGTCATTAAAAACTGCTTGATTTCGTTCTTGCTGTGATAAGGGATTTGGTTTGGGTAAAATTGTTGCGTCGCCACCAGTTGAGAATCTTTGACGTCTTGTAAGATACGCCATCATCTGATCGTAATGATGTATCTTCACTTAAACTCCTAATAGGCCTGGTAATCCTCCGGATCGAACTCCTGATCTTTCCATTTGCATGAATTCATCAATGGACATTACAGGAAGTCCTTGTTCGTTTTGCCCGGATTTATATTTTTCATACTCTTCTACAATTAGTGGATCGTAGTCTCCAGGGTTATAAGCAACTTTTTGAGGAGCTGAACCTCCTGCCATTTCTTTCATATAAAATTCTATAATTTCGTCATTGCTTCGAGGTCTTCTCCCTTTTCGTTTAATGAATTCTTCTACAACTTTTTTTATTAAAATATCTCTATTGATCCCTGATGCCTGAGGCCCGTATGATATTCCTTGATCCTGCATCAATTCCATCGTTGATAATTCATCTTCTACCATTTCTGGTACTTCAGGGTCTCCACCTCTTAATAATCCTGTTCTTCCACCTTGAGAAAAATCATGATGTCTCATCAGACTTTGTGTAGCTTTATCAACACTGCTTGGAGTAATCATTTTTGCTCCTTCAGCTAAATCT